AAGTTATTTTTATTGTAAAAAAAGTGTTGACATATAGTTTAAGGTTATGTATTATATACTGTATAAGCTAAAGAAAGGAAACGCTTTATGACAACAATTACTATTAAACAATACAATAGTGTAGAAGAACCTATAACTGTTCAAATAACAGATGTAGTAGGTGACCTAGACTCAGCATACGCTTGCACACATATGGGAGCTATGGACTGGGTAGATTACGACAATGTAAAGAATGGCTTTATGTTAGATGGTCACTACGAGTGCGATAAATGTGGAGCTATTAACGAATGGGGCGAATGGGAACACGGATTAGACGATTTGAATCTAGAGTTCTGGGGCAACAATTTAGTAGTAGAAGATTATGACGATGATAATGGCGATTTTGAATACGACCAATGGAGGGATTCAAATGGACTATAGAATGATAGAAGAAGTAAGTAACAAAGCAGATAGATTTGTAGAGTTACTAGACGAACAACGAAAAGCTATACAAGAAATTCAAGACATATTTAACCAATACATATACGAATGCGAAAAGAACCTAGAAGAATTAGATAAAAGAATACAAGAAGATAAAGGAGCACCATTTTAATGAGCGACAAATCACTAAAGAGTAAAGCAATTAACATCAAAGGCAAAAACTATGTTTTAGTTAGCGACCGAATACTTTACTTTAACGAAACTTACCCTAATGGGTCAATACAAACTAGTTACACACTTAACAACGATATATACATTGTAAAAGCTATTGTTATACCTGATGTAGCTAATTCAGAAAGAAAATTTGGTGGAACCAGCCAAGCTTTAATCGGTGATGGTATGGTCAATAAAACTGCAGCACTAGAGAATGCTGAAACATCAGCAGTAGGTCGAGCTCTAGCAATGATGGGTATTGGGGTTATAGAATCCATAGCAAGTGCAGACGAAGTAGTCAAAGCAACTGCTCCTGGAGTCAATGGCGTTAAATACGCAACTGAAAAGCAGATTAAATGGATTAGAGATACAGTTCTTGAACTAGAAGATGGTCACACTTACGAAACTGCTGACATAGATAAGATAATAGAAGAAATACTTACTATACCAGTAACCAAAGTTCCAATCTTCAAAGTAAAAGACGCAGTAGATAAAATAAAAGAAACATATAAGTTAGACACATCTAAAGATTCATTAGTAGTCGTAGATGGCAAGACTTATGACTTAAACGAATTACCATATTAAGGAGGGAAATTATATGGGCATAATTAAACTAGAATACACAAGCGATGAAGAACACGAATCATATCACTTTATCGTTCCAGATACGGAAAATACAATATATAAAGTAGCAGTAATAGCAGATTTAACAGAAGCTATATCTCAGCAACTTAACAAGGAGGACTTATGACAACTGTATTTATAACGGTATTATTTGTTCTTTGGGTATTAGGTGTTATTTTTAACACCTATACCTACAACGAATTAAAGCACACTAAAAGATACCTACAATTAGTAGAGCAATCTAATAGGGAACTATCTACCCTTGTGCTGGAAGTTAGATACGATGTAAAACACTTAAAACCAAAAGTTAAACAAACCAAGCGAACTACTAAGCGAGCTGTTGGACGACCACGAAAGGCTAAATAATGGAGTTTATAAGATTAGGATTGGGTTTCACTATAGTGATAATAACTATGTGGGCAGTGTTTTATTTAGCGTTAATAGCAATAGGTTTAATAATTATGCTAGTAGATAAATTAGCAGGAAAGAGGTAATATGGCAGGCACGATTGAGGGAGGAAAGAAAGCTGCTGCTACTAATAAAAAGAAATATGGAGCAGACTTTTACTCCAGAATGGGACAAATAGGTGGAAAACTAGGTAAAACTGGTGGCTTTGCAGCCAACAGAACACTATCTAGGACAGCAGGTGCATTAGGTGGTAGAGTAAGTAAGAAAGGTTACAAATTACTTAAAGTAGAAGATAATATAGGTTTTTACGAACACAAAGAATCTGGTAAATTGGTAAGATTTACGATACAATAAGTTTATGTTGTGGTGGTTTTTGTTTATACTATGGGCTTACACTTATGTAGTATTTCCACTGACCACCATAATTTTTATTATTTATGTAATTAAGAAATTGAGAAAATGAGATACAAAGGCGAGGGTGGTGAAGCTGCCATTAACAGAGAAAGATTAGAAGCTATGGCAGACGAGCTTGAACGTATTAGAAAAAGAAATAAGAATAGACCTGTAATAGAACACGAACCAACTCCTGAACAATTAGAAGCTCGCAAAACTAGCTGGCTGTGGAGAGCAGGACTAATGGTGTTTAATAAATACACAGGTGAAGAACAGATAAGTGATTCTATTATGGATTTAAGCATGGACGAAATTCACAATATATACCGAACTCAAATGGCTGAGATGGAAGAAGAAAAAAAGCTATCCATAGCTAATCGTATAGCACAATATATAGTAGCTATATCACACGCAGAACTTAATGTATCTAATGGCCCACACCCTTTTACCACTATGTCTGACGCTGAAATAAGAGATATGGGAAACGATATCTACTAATGCAACCTATTGAATTTATAGGAGAAGTAATAGAAGTTAAAAGTAAAAAGACAGCTTCATTAGATGTATCCTACAGAATTACCATACAAACAGATGACCCTACAGTTCTGAATCTAGGTATGCTCAGTGGCAGCACTCTTATTAAGACCAAAATAGACCTAGAATAGTTATCCACAGTCTGTAAAAAAAGTCTTGCAATATAGTTTAAGCTTATATATAATGTAAGTATTAAATAAGCGAAAGGAAACGCATATGACATTTTGTTCAAACTGTGACGAAGCAATCTGCTCTTGTTCACACCCAAACAATGTTCCAAGATATGAAATAATAAACGGAGAGGTATATGAAAGCACAGATTACTAAAATCATTAAACAAACATCAAGATATACAGGTAAACCAGCATATATGGTTTGCTATAAGTGTGAAGATGGTAAAAGTAGGAAGTCTTGGGTAGATGAGGGCAACGCTAATTGGCTCAGATGGTATGACAAACTAAAGGTAGGTAATATTTTTGATAACCTTAATGTAAACCCTAAGGGATACATTGACGCAGATAGTTTCCCAGAATTAGTAAAGGAATTATATGGACTTAAATGAAACATTAGATTTTATTATCAATCTGCATAGTGAGTATCACTTAGGTAGACCTGGTCTTAGTGATGAAGATTTCAAACAAGCTATAAAAAAACTTATAAAAGAAATCAAGGAATAGTATGGCATTCTTAATAGTAGCAATACTTTGTGGACTAATAATTGGCTTTTTTGACCTAGACAAATAGTTCTGGTATAATATCTTATTAACAGGGAATTATCAGGGAATTATGGGCTATAAAGAACCACCTACACATACTCAATTCAAAAAAGGACAAAGTGGTAACCAAAAAGGTAGACCAGCTGGTGTTCCTAATTCCAGAACTAGATTAGTTAGATTATTAGAACTTACACAAGAACTTAACAACCCTATTACTAATGAATTAGAGGGTTTTACTGTTGCTGAACAAATGGACTTGCAGCAGATACTGAAAGCTAGAAAGGGAGATACCAAAGCTTACAATGCAATCTTAGATAGATTAGAGGGTAAACCTAAGCAAGATGTAGATATAACAACTGCTGGTGAGCCAATAGTAATGTATATGCCAGAAAAGCTACCAGACGACTATGCCGAGTTTAAGACCGAATAACGGTAAGCAGGAGTTTGCGTTAAGACAACCTTATTCTATATTTGAGATACTATACGGTGGAGCAAGAGGTGGTGGTAAGACATTTGCAGGTCTTATGTGGTTAGTTGAATCTAAATACATTGATAACCCTAGCTATTCTGGACTAGTTATACGAAGAAATAGAGATGACTTATCCGACTGGATTGAAAGAGCCAGAGTTATGTATGCACCTTTGGGTGGTGTTATAACAGGAAACAACCTTATTAGATTTCCTAGTGGTGCCAGAATACGAACAGGACACCTTAAAGACGATGGCACTTACAGTAAGTATCAGGGACACGAATACCAGAAGATGTTGATTGAAGAGTTAACACAGATACCTACATTAGAACGATACTTAAAGCTTATATCTTCGTGCCGAACAACCAGCCCAGACTTACCTGCTCAGATATTCTCTACTGCTAATCCTGGTGGAGCAGGACACTTGTGGGTTAAAGAACGATTCATTGACCCAGCACCTGCCAATAGACCATTTGTAGGTGAAGATAATCTAAAGCGTGTATACATACCAGCAACCATAGACGATAACCCAGTGCTAAAAGAAGCAGACCCTAACTATGTGCAGCGTATTGAAGCACTCAAATACAGTGATGAAGCATTATACAAAGCTTGGAGATATGGTGATTGGGACATCTTTGTAGGTCAGGTGTTCAAAGAATGGAGAGCTACCAAGCATACACTAGATAGAATTCCAGTTGAAATGTCACAGTTTAACTCTTGGGACAAATACATAGCATTAGACTGGGGATACAATGACCCTTGTAGTGTTCACTGGATAGCAGTTACACCAGAGAATGAGTTTGGTGTCAAACGATTCTATGTATACCGAGAATTGTATGTTACAGAAACAAGACCAGCAGAAGTAGCAGAACAGATAGCTAACTATGTTAAGGACGAACCAGTAGAAATGCTTATAATGCCACACGATACTTATTCAAACTTAGGTGGTAGTAAACCTATTGTTGAGCAATTCATTGAAGTCTTTGATAAACTAGGAATAGATTTATTAGTAGAGAATGGTGAAGCTAAGTCACACAGAAGTAAACTGAACCGACAAGCATTGCTACACGACTTACTAGCTGATGGAATAGATGGAATACCTAAGCTACAGATTCTAAAGAGTTGTAGAAACTTAATACGAACACTACCAAGCTTACCTTACAGCGAAACTCACCCAGAAGAAATAGACGACAAAAGTGAGGACCACGCATACGATTCATTAACTTATGGGTTATATAAAATAATAAATTACACAGGAGGGGAACTTGTGACACCACAAAGTTTAGTAATAGACCAAAGCAGACAAGGATTTACTAGTAATGGAAATATGAGTAATGAACCATTAGTAGATATACGAAGCATATTAGAAAATAGAGATAATAGGGATTGGAGAAGCATATAATGTTAATACAAGGTAAAATAGAATACAAACGCATACCAGTTAATATAATCATCAATAAAGAGAACTTAGACTCAAAGCTACCTTACTATTGTATTAGGTGTAGGAGCTACATATTTAGTATTAACCGAGATATAGCTGTGATATTTATGGGTGAGGGATATCCAGCTCGTGAGATACCAGACCATATGGGTTGGATAGAGTTCTATTGTCACGGTTGCAAGCGAAACTACAACTTCTACCTCCAATAGCTTAATTTTAAGGTGTAAATTGTATTTAAGGACTTATTGTGCTAATGTGATAATATGAATCCTCAATTATTCACTCAACCTTTATCTGACTACAACCTTGACACTTTAGCTAACAAAGATGGACTAATAGATGTAATACCTAGCTTTGAGCTAGAGGGTGTTGACGATAAGTTCATAGTTAAAAGTTTGAACGAAGCAATCAATCGTTCAATGGACTACTATGATGACGCAAACCAATACAACTTAAAGAACAAGCGTCTAAAGAACGCACAGATGATAGAGGGTAAGCACCTACAAGAACACAAGCTATACCGACACCAAACACCATACATAGATAACGAAATCTTTGTAGGTATTGACGCTATACTTAGCTACGTTTGTGCAAGAACTCCACAAGCTGAAGTTTACCCAGCACAAGACACACCAGAAGCAAGAGTCGCTGCTAAAGACCTAGAAGCATACTTAATTAGCCACAGCCAGAAGTTTGAGGTTGAGAAAAAAATGGAGTCTGCTGTATTAAACCTACTCAGCAAGTATATTGGTTTCCTTAAATTAAGATGGGACCCTAACTATGGTGAGAATGGTGAAATTGTTCCTGAAGTAGTAGACCCAACGCACATTATTGTTGACAAGAACGCAAAAATGGGTGAAAACCCACGATTTATCTGCCACGTCCTAAAAGACACAGTTGATGGACTTATAGCTAGATTTCCTAAGAAAGAGGACGAAATAAGGAAAGTGTTTGCTATTCAGCGTAAGGGAACAAAGAATATGACTGCTGAAATAGTTTACCGAGAAGTTTGGTTCACTTATTACGACAAAAACCATAAACCACAAGAAGCTGTTGCTTGGTATACCAAAGACCTAGTTCTAGCAAAATACAAGAACCCTAACTGGTTTTATGACAATGAGGGTGAGAATTTCCTAGACAACCCAATGAAACCTTTTATACCTTTCAACATTATTAACGATGGTAGCAACTGGTTAGACAAAACCTCGCCACTAGAACAGGCAGTATCTCAACAAGATGTATTGAACAAGATTGGACGACAGAATGTTGACAACATAGCTACTGCTAACGGATTCAAAGTTATTGATTCCCACGCTATGCGAAGTGAAGATGTTCAAAACTTTACAGGTGACCCTAATCAGTTATTACTCGTTAAGACTAAGCAAGGTCAAAGCGTTAGAGATGTAGTTGCACAGCTACCACCACAGATTGTTAGCCAACAAGCTATTGCTATGGTTGCAGACAACCGAAACACTATTCACGGAATACTTGGAACACCAGCACAATTTAGGGGTGATGACAATGACCCAGCTAAAACAGCTACCCAAGCTATGATGATTAAAAACCAAGCTTCTGGACGACAAGATAAGATAGTTAGAAGCATTGAAAGTTCAATGAAGAAATACTACCGATTCCTAACACAAATGATGGCTGTATGGTATGACGAAAAACACTACGCAACTGTTAATGGTGGTGATGGAAACTTTGATTACATTGAAATGCACAAGGACAAAATTGATAAAGGTATGACAGTAAATGTTATGGCTGGAACTACTCTTCCATTTGATAAATCTAGACAAGAAGCTGTAGCACAGAATGCTGCACAACTAGGACTTATTAGCCCTTACGACTACTTTAAGTTAATGCATATGGAAAACCCACAGAAGCTTTACGATAACCTAATTAAGTTTAAGAGCGACCCACAAACATTAGCAGTTGACCTAGCAGATGATACAGCTAGCCGAGAAGCTATTGTTGACTTTACTGAGTTAATGGCTGGTAAGAAACCTGATTTCCGAGAAAACCCAACAGCACAATACATAGAACAAATGCGTAAGCTAATGATTAGTGATGAGTTCTTTAACGCTAAAGAAAAGATACAACAAGCTGTTATTGATTTTGTTAAGAAAGAACGAGATAGTCTTGCAATACGAACAGCACTAGAACAGGTAAGTTCTGATGAAGAAAAACAAACTCAACCAGTTCCACAATCAGTTCAAGCAACAATGCTTCAACCTAACCCTGCTATAATGCAACCAGGAGCTCCTCAAATGACACCTCCACAAATGGGAGCTCCAACAGGAATGCCACCACAAATGACACAAGGTATGCCACCACAGGGAATGCCACCTGCAATGCCAGGAGGAATGCCAGAAATGCCACCTATGCCACCACAAGGTATTCAAGGAGTAATGCAGCAAGCAGCACCTAGCTTACAACCAGCAGGTCCACCACAACCACAACCAAATATAGGCAACTTACCACCTTTCTAAAATGGACCCCAACAACAGCATATTATCTAACTTTAATATGTCTGCTCCACAACCTAACGAGCAGGTAGTTAATCCTATTAAAAAAGCAGAAAAGAAACTACCAAAACCTGTTCAAGAAACACCAATACAGCCATTTGATACTAAAACTGGTGAAAGTCAGATAGACAGAATAATTGAAAACAAAGACAAAGTAGCTGGTGGAGAAATGATACAAGACTATTATCGTAGAGCTAAGAGAGAGAACTGGTCTGTTCAGAATATGTCACCAGATGAATACTTAGTTAGAGCAGCTAAAGCTATGGGTAAAAAGTTTCCAGAAGAAATAGAAGACTGGAAAAATTATCCTATGGGTGACCCTAAGAAATACGCTGAGAGTATGCGTCAAGGAGATAAGTTTCCAATGCCCTGGTTAAACGAAGTATTAGGAACACAAGAGGGTAGAACAAGAGCATTAGCAGCACAAGAACTTGGACTAGAAACTATACCTGTAGCTGTTGCCGAAAAGGTTAAAGAGTTGGAAGAATCTATGTCTAAGACTCCTGAAAATCTAAAGCAAGCTTACGGAGATTTATTAAAAGAAGCACAGAAATACAAAGATATAAGAGATTTTTATAGTAATTCTAAAACTACTTATTGGCACGCTACCACTGAAGAAGCATTAGATGATATAGAAAAAAATGGATATAAAGCTGCATTAGGCGACCGTTCCAAAGGTATGACAAAAGGTAATGGTGTCTGGTTATTTCCTAAACACGAGGACGCTTGGGATTTTTCAGAAGCTAAACAATTTGGCAATAATGGAGTGACTACAATAGCTAATGTGCCAGGTAAACTGTTTGAGGTAACTAATGGAAATCTACCCAGTTCAACCTATGTTTTACCAAAGGAAATAGAAAAACTTAAAGCACAAGGATATGTAGGATTAAAAGGACAAGAAACATTTTTTAGAAACAATACTACTTTACCAGAACAGAAAGACGTAGCATTTATATTTGATGGGAAAGATGTTTTACACAGAAGTAAACTTAAAGAAATATACGAACAAGCACAAAAACAACCACAAGAACAAACAGACCCATTAGAAGCACTAAAGCAAGAAACATTGAAGTATAAGAGTGCAGATGAGTTTGTGAAAGCAAACACTGATTCGTATCACGGAGGGGCTGCCAAACACGAAACATTTATAAATGGCAATGGCATAGACGGACAAGGTGTCTATACGACAACAGACGCAGCAAGGGCAAAAATGTATGGCACTACTGACGTAAATGGTAATGTTCGTGAGCCAGTAGTTCAGAAAGTTAGGACAGGGGTTATTAACCCATTAGATGAAAATAAAACCTATGTTCGTGCTGATTTCCCACAGCAAAACCCACAACTAGATAAAGTATTTGATTACTACAAAGATGGCGTAAACGGTATGAATCTGGCAATCCAACTAAGAGGTAAAGATGGCTCTAATGAAATAGTTAAACAACTAGGTTTTGATGGTATTAAAAAAGGTAAAGATATAATTGCTTTCTATCCTGAAAAAGTAATGAGCGAGAAGCAACTCACAGACATCTACAACCAAGCACATGCAGAAGCTAAACCAGTAGCACCACAAGTAGGTAAGACAGACCCCAGAGTAGTTGACTATAATAGTAAACCTAAAGAAGGAACAATTAGGCTATATACAAATACCAAAAGTTCAAATATAGATAATATACTAAAAGAGGGATTAAAAACTAAGCAAAGATTGCAAGGTTATGGTGCAGACCCATCAGAGGGTAGCGTGTCTTGGTTTGAAACTACACCTAACCTAAAAGGTTATGGAGGAAATACTATTGCAGTAGATGTTCCTTTAACTACTAGAATGGAAAAAGTAAACAATACGCAATACACTGTATTTGATGATTTGTCACCTGATAACATTGCGTTTATAGACAAACCATTATTTGGTGATTACCGAACAAGTGACCTAAAGAGATTAGTTGACGAATATGGGGTGCAAAAAACTTTAGATGTATTTGAAAAATCTAACAGTAAAAATGTAACATTAGAAGAACTTAAAGATACTATTTCTAAACTAGAAAATACAGAACCACAAAAAGTGCAACCAGAACAACCTATACAAAATGAACTTAAAAAGATATATCACGGAACAGATAAACTATTTGATGAGTTTGATGTAAACAAATCTGCCGATGGTTCAATATGGTTCTCTGACAATTCAGATATGATTAAAGCTGGTGAAGCTGGTGCTGCAGGTAGAACACATTTAATGGAACGATTTATTGACGAAAAAAAACTTAAATTAGGTGACTGGGATACACAAGATAAGTTATCTGATATGCAAATGATACAAGAGGGTTATGACGGATTGAAATTATATGACCCAAGCACAGGAGAAACTACTTACAGGATATTTGACCCTGCTAAATTACAAAAAGTGCAACCTGAACAACCAGCAGAGAATAAACTATTAGAAGAAGATACACCACAAGTTAAAGAGCTAGTTAATGACGCTAAAAAATTCAAAACATTTAATGATTTTGTTAAATCACAAGATGATACAAGTGATACTTTGTTTAGAGGTCATTATGGTAATGCAGATGAACTAACAAACGATTCATTTTTTACTGGAGAATATCAACACGCTAAAGCATACACTAGTTTAGATGAAGATTATGAAAATGAAGCAGACAAAGGAAGAGTAGACGCATTAAAATACGATTACAATGACGTAATGCATTTTGAGGACTATGCTTTTAACAATATGAGAGATATTTATAAAAATAAACCTACATCTTTTTTTAAGAAAATATACCAACCTTATCTTGATAATTGGAAATTAACTGACGCTATAATGCAAGCAGGAGATGAAAAAATGATTAAAGACCCCAGCGATGATAACGAAGTCTATTCATTTATTAAAAGTATTCTTAAAAGTGATAAACCATATTCTGATATATCAGTAAATAAAATTAAAAATGATTTAATGATACCTTTAATGCAAGATTATGCTGAAAAACAGGGAAAAAACATTTTATCTTTTGATGGTTCAGATTTTTATGGTGAAAGAGAATATGTAATCAGAGATATTGCTAAGTTAATAAATCTTCAACACATTTGGAACAAAGCTCATAAGAAATAATATGTTATAATGCTAAAAAAGGAGGTATTATGGCTGAAGAAACACAAGTAGTAGAAACTACTAAAGAAGCACCAGTTAAACCAGTGCTTGATTCTAATAGACCTTTAAGTTCTCAAGTAAAAGCTATAGAAAGCTTACTTAAAGAAGAACTTAAAGAAGTAAAGGAGGAAGATGTTAAGCCAAGCAAAGATTCTGAAGAAAAACCATCAGAAGAAGTTAAAGAGGAAGTTGAAAGCGAAGAAAAACCTGCTGAACAAGCAGATGAGGAAAGCAATGATGAAGAAAATGATTATCAGCCAGCAGTTGCAGAAGAACTCCCAGAATGGCAACGATACATCTATGACCGACTCCCAACCATCAAAGTCCTAGGACATACAGAAAATGGTCAAGACCGTGTATTTGAAGTAAAGAATGCAGAAGAATTACCTGATGATTTTGAATTTACTAACAAAAAAGAAGAACTAAAGTTTATTCAAGACATATCAGCACAGGAAAGCAATGCACGACAATTATTAAATGAATACAACACTAAACAACAGCAAAACCAATATGCCGAATACCAACGACAAGAAGCTATTGATATTTCTAAAGACATTAGCAGATTACAAAAAAATGGTGTTTTACCTAAGTTCAAATATGACGAAAATGATTCACGATTTAATGATGACCCAGCAGTAAAAGAAGCTAACAAGATTTACGAAATTTACCAAGAAACTAATCAGCGATACACTCGTGAGGGTAGAGCTTTCCGTATAAGCTACGCAGACGCTGCTGAAAAGTATCTTTACACTAAAAGTAAAGAAGTTAAGCCAGAACCCAAAAAAGAGGTTAATAAGGAAGTTAAAAAAGCTAGGGAAGAAGTAGTTAGTCCACAAAACCAACAAGTGGGAACTTCACCAGACGCTTTTAAGCGTGGCGTTCCAAGTGGAACATCAATGCAAGATATATATAGAATGTATAAACAAGGGAGAATATAGTGAATAATTTCGTATCAATACTAATAGCAGTTTTGGAAAACACTGGCGTATTAAGTGCCGATGAAGCAGCAAAACTAGTAAAAGAAATACACAGTGGAACATTGCCAGACAACTATGAAGCAGCAAGTAGAATGGTTAAGGACATTGTTTCTAAGCACAAAATATCTACTGTTCACGAAAAAGTTGCAAACAAGCTTAATGTAATTAAAAATATTGACACTAAAAAGAAATAAAGATATATTGTAGTTAAAGGTAGCAAGCCGAAAGGCTTGTTATTTTTTTATTAATAAATAAAAGGAGTAAAAATGGCAGGACAAATTTTTACCGACCGAATCACTGACATTACCTATCAGTATATTCTACCAACTTTGGTGGACAACGTTTCTAACTCAAACGTATTTACTAGCAAGGTATTGAGCAACACTATTGATTGGGAAGGTATCAGCTACAACGTGCCAATCCAGACAGCATTCTCTAACACAGGTGGTGCTTTCAACGGAATGGATACATTTAGCACAGCAGCCACAAACAATACTCGCCAGATGACTTTCTACATCACTGGTCAGTATCAATCAATCGTTATTCCAGGCATAGAAGCAGCAGTGAACGGTAACACCGAATCACAAGTTATTAAGCTTCTAACTGCTAAGATGGACGAAGCTAAGATATCAATGGCAGACGCTATCGGAACAGAACTTTATGGTTTTGGTCTAGGTAAAGCTTTTGACGGTCTTGGAAACATAGTAGACAACGGAACAAACGCACCAACATACGGTGGTTTGAGCCGAACAACTTACCCATTCCTAGACGCTGATGTTACATCAGTTGCCAACGGAACAATTACACTAAGCTACCTATCAAGTGAATTTGATAACGTTAGTGCTGCTTCAAGCACCAGCGAATCTCCAACACTTGGACTTACAACTAAATCAATTTGGACTTTAGTTGAGGGACTAATGCAGCCAATGCTATCAGCACGATACGAAGCTACAGCAGTTCAAGGTTACAACCGTGTAGATGGAAAGACTCCTATGGGAACAAACGCTCCAATGGGAAGTTCAGAAGTTTCTGGAGCTGGTGGTTTTATTTCTCTAACTTGGAGAGGACGACCATTTGTAGCTGACGATAAAGCTACTTCACAGACATTCTTCTGGATTAACGAAAAATACCTACACTTTGCAGTTCAAAGAAGTGCAGAACTACGAGATATTTCTAGCACCGTTGAATCAATGGCAGGTTTCTACGAAGATGTTCCATTCCCTTCAGCATTTCAATTCCGTGACTTAATGAGTTCAATTAACCAGTTAGGTCAAGTTGGAGTTGTAATCCTACTAGGGAACTTAATAGATGAGCAACCACGAAGAAATGGTAAGCTTATCGGAATAACAGGAAACTAGGAGATACTATGCAACAAGGATTTAGATTTCTCACAGAACAAGACTTAAACAGTGTATACACAACCAACAACACTTCAGAAGTTTCACAAGACCTAGCACAGGTGCAAATTGGTGCTTTGGGTGTAACTGAAGATGGAAGATGGTTCAAATACGCTAACCTAGGAGGAACTTCTAACATTCTTCCTGGAACACTATTGACTACTCCTGCGTTAACAAACAACACAGGTTTAGCACTAGCTACAACTAACTCTACATCAGCTCTATCAGCTGGTTCTACAAGCTTAGTAGTAGTAAATGGTTCAACAGCTGTAACAGCTGACCAATTTGTTGGTGGATACTTAGAAGTAAACTCAACATCTAATGGTTACGCTTCTTACCGAATTCTTGGTAACACAGCAGCAGCAGCAAGTGGTAACATTACTGTTCTATTAGCACAGAGTGAACCACTACAAAACACAGCAGCACTAGTTGCTGGAACAGACACAGTTAACCTAATTCAAAACCCATACTGGGCAATAGTTCCTAACGCTTCTCTAGCACAGGTAGCTGGTGTTCTAACTGTTCCTTACACATACACATCTGGATACAACGCATTTGCTTGGGTTCAGGTTAAAGGACTTACTAACGTAAAAGTTGATAGCTCAACACCAGCAGCAGGAAATGGACTTTCACAAAGTGCAACTTCTGGAACTGTAGGAACTACAGGTGTATCTGGTTCTGCAGTAATTGGTGTAGCTAACTCGGCTAAAGCAGGTGGAGCAGTATCTACTGTTCTTAACATTGCTTACTAGGAAAGGGTAAAAAATGTCTACACAAGATTTAGGACAATACATATCAGCAGTAAGACAAAATGGTGTTAGACTAAACGCTAACGAACCTCTTGTAGTCGCAGGTTCTACCACTTTACCTAGTGGAACGTTATTTGGTGCAGTAGGAATCTATTCAGGTTCTGGAGCACCATCAATTTCAGCTGCACAAGGTTCTTTATATATGAGAACTGACGGTAGCTCAACAAGCACACGTCTTTACGTTAACACCAATGGTTCTACCACTTGGACTAACGTAACTACAGCAGCTTAGTAAATAAAGAAAGGCAAATATGCAGAATAGTTTACGAGAACTTACTAGTAGTGATTTACGGATTACTACAACAACTAAACAAGACATTTTAGGAGCTCAAGGAGTTGCTCAAGATGGTCGTATGTTTAGATATTCACAAATAGGTTCAAGTGACGTAGCTGCAGGTTTAGCTCTTTCTAGTGCATTTCCAGCAGTAACAACATACTACGGACTTAGTGTCGCAGCACCTGTTACTGCTGGACCACTTTCTCTTACTGTTACGGTAACACTTTCAGGAACAGCAACAACTACGGACCAATTTGCTGATGGACAAATAAGCGTTTTATCTGGAACAGGTAAGGGAACAACTTATAGAGTTCAAGGTAATACTGCAACTGTAGCCAACGGAACTTGCACAATTACTTTATACGAACCAATAGTTCAAAGTTTAGACACAACATCTGTAGTTAATTTAGACGCTTCACCTTGGTCTGGTTTAGTAGCTTCAATAGCACCAAACAGTGTTACAGCAGCTAACCCAAGAGTAGCAGGAATAAACACTATTCCAGTATCAGCAAACAACTATTGTTGGATACAAACAGAGGGACTTTGTATTTTACAGTTTGATGGTTCTAACCAAAGTGGAGTTAACCAAGTATGGGCAGGTCTATCTATCGGTCTAACAGCAACATCTGGACAAGCTGGTAGAGTAAGACAGCTAGTAGGAAGTGCTGACGCAGACAAGCAAAACATTGCTACTTCTTATAGTAATTCAACTACTTCAGCAGGTTCAGAGTTCCTAGCTTACCTCACAATTTACTAGTAAAACAAAAACTTTAACAGGGGAGCATATTGCTCCCTTTTTTGTTTTGTGGTATAACTTGATTAGAATGACGCTAACTAAGGAGGGTAAATGGACAACCAAGCATACTATGGTTCTGAACCATCACAAAATAAAATAAGTTTAGGTGAAAGACTACGAGAATATTACGAACCACACGAGTTTGTAACTATACAAAATATAGACACTCAGCCAGTAAAATATCAGTTTGCTGAACCAGAAAGTGTTGAAACTTTTTCTAACTACGCAGGACACAAAGATACTGTAATAAAGCGACCACCTCAAGTAGTTACATTACAACCTGGAGAAACTAAACTATGTCCAGCTTACGAAGCCGACCTTATGATTGAAAACCTTATTAAACAAGTAGCTATGAAGCGAAGTGAAGAACAACGAAGAAAAAACAATAGTCTATTTGTATCTGGTGATTGGACAGACCCTGAATTACAAAAGAAACTTATTGAACAGATATTTGTGGGTAAAGAAGATGTTGTAAGCAAATACAACTCTGAAATAAAGACAGAAGTCAAGAATGAACAAGGAAAATCTCTTAAATAAAAGGGAAGAACTACTAGACGAACGAGAAGCATACATCAATGGTTTGTTTGCTCAAGAAACTGAACTTAATAAACGAATAGAAATCTTAGACAAACAATTAGATATCAAATACAACATACTTGAAACTATCAATCAAAACATAGCAGAAGCTAAAGACGAACTAAAACTTGAAGAAAACAAGCTTCTTGAGCTTGAAGAACACTTTGAAAATAAGAAAAATAAACTTAAAGAAGATAACAAAGCTATTGCACAGATGGGTGAAAAATACGCTGAAAAAAACGCAGAGCTTAGAAAAGCCAACCACGACCTACGAGAAGAAATTGAACAAAGCAAACAATACTTGATAGAACAAGAAGAAATAGTTAATGAAACTATCGCTAACCTTAATTCCCAATTAGTCGGACTTGAAATAGAGGGAAATAAACTACAATCCGATAAAAAACAACTGTTAAAAGACAACATCACTTTAGAACAGCAAATAGGACAATTAGAACAAAAAAAATCTGCAGTTGAGCAAGAATTATTACAATTAGAAGATAAACTTATAGAAGAAATAGAAATTAAAAAAGCTGACCTTAAAGACCTAGAAATAGATAAAAATGCATTAGAATCTGCTAAAAATAAACTGGTAGCTGAAACACAAGCCATAGAAGAGGGATTAAGTGCAAGAGAACGCACTATTATCTTAAAAGAAGTAGATATGCGTAAACAAGAAAGCTTTTTAGCACAAAAAGAAACACAACTCAAAGACAAATTTGGTCTAGCAGGTTTGGAGTTTTAAGTGTATAATGTTTACAAAGGTCAGTTAAGCCGATACTGGCTATTTTTTATTTTTAAGGACAAATAATGGAACCTGGACACCAACGAATACCCTTTGATGACAACCGAAAACCTTTCCTAGCAGCAATATCTTATGCTGATAATCAAACGGTAGTTCCGTTATTAGCTGACCCAGCAACTGGTAGATTGTTAGTTTCTAGCTCAGGTGGTGGTAGTGGTGGAACTCAATATAATAAGGGTCAAACTGTATCTACTCCTACTGGCACTGTTGCATTAGGACAAAACTCTTCAAGCGTCTTAAATCCACTTACAATAGATTCATACGGAAACCAAACAAGTGCTACTTATGACAACGCTGGCAATGGAATAGGTTCTGGATTATATAACGGACAATATTACTTGAATGCAGATATATCTTCAGCTGGAACAGATGGTGCAGTTTACAATACGACTAGTTTTCCACAGATTGACGCAGTTGGTGGTAAGGGAACAGACGGTAATGCACATGTATTATTAACAGACCCTAACGGTAAACTTGCAACTACAAGCTTAGGTGTTGTAGACTCTAACAACTCAACCACAACTACACTATTAGCAAACGCTACATATACAGGAACTTCAACAAGCGTGCTTCCTTATTCTTCTATATCTGTAATTCTTTATTCAAATGTAGCTTCAGCCACACAAGGACTCGCTATTGAGTTTTCAATGGACGGCACAAACTGGGACGATTCTTCTACATTCTCATTCACACCAGGAACAGGTGTAAACCAAGGTCAAACATTCAAATCTCCTGCTAGGTCACAGTATTACCGAATACAATATACTAACGGAGCTACTAACCAGACTACATTTAGACTTCAAACAGTTCTTAAACCAAACGCATTGATAGGTGATTCAGTAGCTATTGGAAGCACAATTACTACTAACAACCACTCACTTGTTACAACTTCTTCTATAGTAGGATTAAGCACGGCTGGTGGTGGAAACACATATGTCCCAGTAAAAGTAACAAACACTGGTCAATTATCTACTACAGCTAATATATCTGATTCTAACGGTGCGACAATAGCAGTAGGCCAAACTACTAAATCTGCTTCACTACCTGTAACGTTAGCTTCTGACCAGGGCAACGTATCAGTATCTCAAGCTACTGGAACAAACCTTCATACAGTTACAGATTCAGGTTCGGTTACTAACGCTACTTTATCTGCAGAAACTACCAAAGTTATAGGAACAGTAAGAAATGCTGATGGTTCTGGTAACCTCTTGACTTCTACTACAAACGCACTTGATGTAAACATAAAATCAGGTTCTATTTCTAATACATCATTTGCAGCTACACAAGCAACAGCTTCAGCTCTTAATATGACCGAAGCTAATTCATCTACGATTGCTACCAATACTACTGGACTTAACAACACAGTGGGAACAGCAGGTTCAACTTCTCCAAGCAAAGGTATATTGATACAAGGTTCAGATGGAACTAATGCTAGAAACTTATATGTATCTTCTACAGGAACTACAAGAACTGTTGCCACTATAGACCAAACAACTCCAGGAAGCACAAACGCTGTTTATGTCGGCAACACATCTGTTCCTGTTTCACAGGCAACTGCTTCTTCACTAAATGCCACTGTAGTTCCAGGAACATCTACTGGTTCTGCTGTGCCAAGTGTATCTTATCCAACAGGTTTTCAAGCTCGTTCAACAGATATTACTGCTACTACTTCAACTTATAACACTATTGGTATAACTGACCTTGTAGGTAAACAAATTGTTCAACCCTACGCAATTAACCAGTTATTTGTTAAGGGTTCTAACTCAGCAACTACTACAAGTTCTACTTCACTTATAACTGCAGCTGGTGCTGGTGTATCTAACTACATTACTTCTATATCAGTTATGAACACTGGTGCAACCACAACTGTAGTAAACATACAAGATGGTTCAACTACTATGTATCAAGTAGGTGCTCCAGCTGGTGGTGGTGCTGTAGTAACTCTTCCAGTTCCAATTAAAGGAACAGCAAACACAGCAGTAAACTTTGCTACACTAAACGCTTCTACAACCGTATATGTATCAGTAGCAGGTTACACAGGAGCTTAGATGGCTGCCGTAATTAGAGGTTCTAACACTTTTACCGTTCCATCAGGTTCAAGCACTCAAACAATTACTTTACCAGTAACCACAAACGCTGGTGATGTTATTATTGTTGCTACTTCAGCTCAGGGAACAACTAGCTTCTCAATGTCTGGTGGTAGCACAACTACTTGGACTACTCCAGGAAGTAATGTGGGTGTTGCTCCTACCTGTTGGACAATGCTTGGATACAACGCTCCAGCTGGTGTTACTTCTGCTACGCTTACTTATTCTAATGGTGGTGTTGGTTCAGGTGCTTGTGCTGTCATATCTGGTCTTACAAAAACTAACCCAGTAGTGCAGTCAGGTAACGGTTCATCTTCTTCTTCTTCTACAGCTACTGCTTCGTTAGCAAACGCCGTCAAAGCTACCAGTTTATTATTTTATGCAACATCACATTTTGGAGCTACTGCAGAATCTGGTATATGGTCAGTTGACACAAACAGCTTTTTTAATTTACAGTTTTCAAACAATAACTCACGACCTGTTGGAATAGATTATAAACCCCCTACTGGTTCAGTTGGTGCAACTGGTAACTCAGTTACTGTAACTTATACCAACTCAAACTCTGGTGGACTTACATTACTTGAATTAAATGTTTTGGCAACAAGTATACCTGGAAGTTTGGCAATGATGGGTGTAGGAGTTTAATTTACTAGCATATTTATTTATTTATTGATATACTAACTTCATAAAGGTAAAGAGCCGAACAAGGCTCTATTTTTATTTATAGGAGAACAAATGCCAAGCAATTACACTTTTAATCAAAAATCACAGGGTTCATTACCATCATTGTTCAACACATTATCAGTTGATGGAGCTCACCAAGTAATCACAGGTATTGTTGGAAATGGTTTTCAGACATCTGACGCTACAGCAACACCAATAACATCACCAGTATCAGTAGCTACAACAGCACAGGTTATTAACATTCCACAGAGTGCAGCAGAAATTAACATTTTACCTAAAACTCAATCTGTATATATCAGTGAATCAAACACAGCAACTTCAGGTTGGACTACAAACTACATTGAAATACCTGTAGGGCAACAGGTTACACTAGATGTAGCTAAAACAAGTAAAATATACCTATTAGGTGGTTCAGGAACATCAGTTGTAAGTTTTTGGTTTAACATAGTATAGGAGGAATCGTGGTTAAGATTCCAACACAATGGTTCAACCCAAACAGAAATGGTTCTTGGAGCTTAGGGAACAACAATGACCTTATTACAAATAGTGGTTCTTTTATTGTTGATAACAGTAACGATTATATTGTCACAAACCTCGGAGTAGTTACACCAGAGCCAGCTTCATCTTGGACTCAATCTGTTAAAAGTGCTATGAGTTGGAACGTTAACTTAGCGTCTACACCAAATTATAATGTTGCAGACCAATCAGGAAATCTTATTGTTGATGAAACTGGAAACTTTGTTGTTAGTGGTAATAGAACATATAATCCAGTTCCTAAGACTAATTGGAGTCAAGTATGAGTAATTTAACTATTAACCAATTTCCATTAGATTCAGGTGGTTTTGATGGTGCTAACGACCTACTTTTAATGTGGAAAAATAGCGACAGCACTACAAGAAATGTAACAAGAAACATTCTACTAAATGTCAGTGGACAACCTGCAGATATAAGCACAGCACAGACTTTTACAAATAAAACACTTACTAGCCCTATAATTACAGCTCCTACTTTAACTGGTGCTATTTCTGGAACTTACACATTAGGTGGCACTCCTACATTTCCTTCCACAGTTGTTTTAACCACTGGCACACAGACTTTGAGTGGAAAAACGCTAACAAGTGCAACTTTGACTGCACCAACGGTTACAAGTGGCGTGAGCGTGACTGGTGGTGTTTCTAGCGATACTTTAACTACAACTGGTAGTGCTTCCGTAGGAACTACATTAGGTGTAACAGGTGCAACAACTCTATCTAGCACTTTGGCTGTAACTGGTAACAGCACATTAACTGGCTCACTATCAGTCGGTTCAACTTTAGGTGTTAGTGGTATTACAACTTTTAACAACTCCGTAGGTATATCTCCACAAACTGCAACTTCAGTTGCTACTTTAACTCCTAACCTTTCTTCAAACACCGTAGTTCTAACTGCACAAGCTGCAGCACTTACAGTGGCAGCACCAACTGGAAGTCCAGTAGACGGCGAATCTTTGCTTATCAGAATAAAAGATAACGGAACATCACAAAGTATATCTTGGAATGCAATATACAATCCTGTTCAAGTTACATTACCAACTTCAACAACAGTAGGTAAAACACAGTATGTAGGTATGAAATGGAATAGCGTAACAAATGCTTGGGATATATTAAGCGTGGCAGTAGGTTAATATGGCAACTAGTGGCACTAACACAGGTAGTTCGGTAACCATAGGTGGTGGTTATTCTGGTAATTACATTTTTACCAACTGGCAGTTAGCTAGTCAAAGTGTTAGTGGAAATTATTCAACTATTAACTGGCAAACATATTTTCATTTTAATGGAGATGACGCTGAATTAGACGCTGGTTATACAAACTCAAATGTGGGTTATTTATGGAATAACACTGGTAGGGTTTATAACTATACAGGAAATTATACTACTAGAGATTTAGGTTTATCTTCTGGAACTTTTACGATAGGACATAACTCAGATGGAACACAATCCTTGACTATAAGTAATTCCGTTGCAGTTTATCTATCTGGAACATCATCTGGTTCTACTAACTGGTCGCTTCCCACTATACAAAGAGTTTCTAATTTTACTATTTTTAGCGTATCTAACATATCAGGAACTAGCTTTACTATTAACTGGTCAACTGATTTACCTATTGCTACTGTTTATTATTCTACTAACAGTGGAAGCACTTACACTAACTCTGGTGCAACATCTAACACAACAAGTGGGAGTATTACAGTAACAGGTTTAAGCAACGGAACAAATTATGGTGTTGAAATATATAACACTAACTATTATTCAGGTATTCAAACTAACTCAAGCGTGCAAAATGTAACAACTAAAGTAGGCAATAACCTAATATTTATGGACGTATTTTAAGGAGTAATTATGGCAAATGTAACAATCAACCAATTATTAGCAGCAACAAGTATTGACCCAATACAAGATTTATTACCTTTATATCAAAATAGCACCGTTTCTACAGTATCTATTAACCGAAACACCTACTTAGGAATAACTGGAAACCCAGTAGGAACTACTGACGCACAAACTCTTACTAATAAAACGCTTACTTCACCTACTGTAAATACACCTACAATAAATAGTCCTACTTTAAGTGGAACAGTATCTGGAACCTACACACTTGGTGGAACTCCAACATTCCCATCTACAGTAGTGCTTACAACTGCTAGTCAAACATTAACTAATAAAACTTTAACAGCACCTACTATAAATAATCCTACTGTAACAGGTGCAACTCTTAACTCTTCTACTATTAACACTTCAACTATTAACTCGCCAAGTATAGTATCACCAACAATAACTAGTGGTGCTACAGTTACAGGTGGACTTACAGTTGATACTCTTACATTAGGAACAAATCAAGCTTCTGTGGGTTGGCAACCTTTAGGACAAACACTTACATATTCTGCTAACAATGGTAATAAAGAGTTTGTTGTTACTAGCACAGCTAACCTTACATCAACTTTACAGGCTGGTTCTAAAGTTCAAATTACTAGAAGTGTAACTCCACCAACTCAAACAATGAGTTTTGTATCTTCTAGTTCTCAGTATGCACAAAA